GTTTATCAAGGAGAAGATATGAGCGAGATACAAAGATATAAACTAGTAGTTGGAGATTTTGATGCTGAACTACTCCCTGATGATTTCGGCAGCTACGTTGAATATAGAGATCATCAAGCCAATATTAAAGAGCTAGAAAGCCAGCTAGCAGAGGCAAAGAAAGATGCTTTGGAAGCCAAACAAGATCAGGCTCGGTATCAGTACATATTCAAAAAAATGGTCGTGATGTCAGAAACAGGAAGTCGTGCATTTGTCGGGCGCGAAGAAGTCGAGCCTTATGTTGATGCAGCTATAGTATTTATTCAGGAGAACCAGCAATGAAAGAACATATCGACAATAAATTGTCTGTGAGAGAAGCTTTTGAAGCGTGGATAAAAAAGAATTACTTTAATTCCTTTGAAGCCCTTACAAAAAAAGATGACGGAAATTACTGGAACTTTGAAGCCAGAGAAAAATGGGAAATCTGGCAAGCAGCAATAGACTCGACAGAGGCTAAACTGGCTTCGCGAGAAGACAAACTGTCAGCAGTGCCAGCAAACCATATTGCTGATGCCGACAAAATGGTGGAGCCGTTGCGGGATGCTATCGCTAGTTGCTTAACTTCTGTTTATATCTGCAATAGAGTCTGGAGTGCATGGAGCTATGGAACAATGTCGCAGGATGATTTTATAGAGGCTAGAGAGACTGAATTTTTAGATGATTTAGTTGGCGTTGTAATGTCGGTTATGCAATCACAGGCTCAACAGCCAGCTTATGAAGACCACGACACTGCAAAACATCATGAATGGCTCAAAAAAGTTGAGACTGAAAATGCTGGAAAGGCAAATGAATTAATTTGCGATATGCCAGCACAAGAGCCTTTGCCGCAAAAAGTAATGTGGGCTTTCGAGAACATCAGAAACAACTACGAAGCGTGGCAAGACAACCCAAACTTCAAAGTGCTTGAACAGTATCTTCTAAAGCATGGCGAGTTTTCATCTAAACAGCCAGCACAAGAGCCAGTGAGTGAAGCAGTGCCTTGGACGTATGGAGCAAATGAATTTAAAGATTGGTGTTCGCATTGGTTTGGAGTAGATGCCGACGAGTCGTATCTGTCAAAAGCAATCTACGATTTGCCACCAATGGCTCAAAACTTTAATCGCAGTATATTTCAAGAGCCAGTGAGTTCTAACGAACATGTGAAGCAAGAGAGCAAGCTACAGCGACGAATCGACAGGCTAGTTAAGCGACTAGAAGATTACAAGTTGAAGTACGAAGGCAAAGAGAAACAACTCACTTTCCATGCTGGATATGACATGGGATATGTAGAGGGTCAATTGAGCATTTTGGAAGAGTTACCACTGCCACCAGTTGTTCGCAAGAACGACGAACCAGTTAAAGAGGTGACGGAATGAAGCGATTTAGGCAGCCAAAACTCAAAGATGGTGAACTTCGCGTTTATTGGGGAAAGTTGGCAGGTAAGGGTGAAATTCCAGAAATGATCGTCTCATGGCAAGGTGACAGACTCATGAAGCGTGACAGTAATTTTCTGTTTTATGAGCTAATGACACAAAAGCCAGATTGGAAAGTTCAGCCTATTTTCTCAAAGATGAACCCAAGTTTTATTGAGCAATTAGAGCTTCGCGGATATGACTTAACAACGCTCAAGTTTAGCATCATGAAAAAGCAAGTTCCAGAAACCGAGGCGCAACCATGACAGACAACAGACGCTATCTAGTAAGCCGCAATAAGCGCGAGTGGAAATACGCTGGGAAACATTGGTTTGTAGGCATAAAAAATAAACGGTACGTTCGAAGAAGATTATTTGTAAGGGGAGCCAGACCATGAGTGAAATAAAGCCAGTGAGCATTAAGACGTGGCAAGAACATTTAACCAATGTTTTCTATAGCGACTCCGACGAAACTCAATGTCGAGATAAAGAAGTTGCAGAACTACGCGCAGCACTAGAAGCAAGCCAGAACGAAGTGATGAATCTTGCTTCGCAAGAAGCGAGACTTCAAGCAGAGCTTGAAGAAAAAAAGAATCTTACTAGAAAAAATTGAGACGCTTTGCACTCACGATTACGAATCAAAAGATGATTTTATTTTGCGAGTGAAAGATTCTTTATCAGCACAGAAAGGCACAGAATGAAGCACACAATAGTTGCTATAATGCTTTCTGTTGTTTCTGCAAGCTCTGTGGCGGCTATTAAAAATCCCACAGACATCCAAACGCTTCAGTGGGTGACTTACAGAGAAGCTCGTGGAGAGTCTGTTGAAACGATCAGAGCTGTCTTAGACGTTGTGAATAATAGGTCTAAGAAGAATCGTGAAACGATTTATGTAACGATTTTTAAGGCTGGACAGTTCCCGTATATCAAGCGTACAGGTATTCGTAAGGTTAGTGATAAGAAGTTCTTGACGAAATTCTGGAAAGCATATAACATGAAGCCTGTCCTAACAAGCGAGGCGTTATTCTTTAACCACTACAAGAGTAAGCACAAGTGGGCTGATAAACATAAGCGAGTGGGAAACCTCATATTTTCTAGAGAGAAGGAAAAGAAATGACAGAACAATCTAAAGAACACATCACATTACGTGTCTTGGTAGCAAATGAATATGGAGAGTTTCCAGATGTAGAGGGTAAAACTGTAGATGTTAAGTTAGAGCTAACTAAGAAAGTAAGAGAAGCTTTGAAACAAACTGAGAAGGAGAAGTAGTGATTATATCTATAGACTATGACGATACTTTCACTCGTGATAAAATACTTTGGGCAGAGTTTATCAAGTCTGCTATTGCACGAGGTCACACAGTAATTTGTGTTACCGCAAGGTGCGAAGAATATGATGGAAGTGAAGTGGTAGATGACTTAGGGCATCTTATTGACATCTATTTCACATGCGGGAAGCCTAAGCAGAAATTTATGTTTGACAAAGGCATTTGTGTGCAAGTTTGGATTGATGATTGCCCAGAAGCAATTGTACCAAGGCAGATGTTAAATACTTGGGGTGAGAGAATTAATTATGATTAAAGGAGAAGAAGTGACAGAGCCAACAAAACAACCAAGCAACTCAATAAAGCAAATGGCAAAGCTTATCATTGAAGAAGCTAAGCGAAGAGGAATGCCAGAGAGCTACATTGAGCATCAGAAGAAGATATTCAATGTGGATGAGAATACAGATAGAAGTAGTATGTGAAGGAGAAACATGAGTACAGAATACACACCATTCTTAGGGGTGGGATTAACGTTTAATAAGTACGGAGATGTAATAGACTTTCTGAATCACTATTCCTTGTTAGGCAACATAGACCCTCATAAAGATGATTTAGGATTCATTGCGCAACAATGTCATGTCTGGATTGAGTATTTCGGTATGGATGATATCTTCTTTATAGGATATACTATTCACGATGGAGATATTCGTACAGAGTTTATTCCAGATATCAATAAAGCTTTGCAGCGGTTTGAGAATAAGTTTCCAGCACATGAGCCAGAACTTGTACATCTTGTAAATACATTTTAAAAGGGAAATTATGATAACATATTCAGTGGTGGTTGCAAGAGATTACGAGGTATCTTTTGATGAGTTAGTTCTTGAGACATACTCAAATGAGAAAGCTGCACAAGAACATGAGAAGTTTGTAGAAGATAATAACTGCGTCATTGATGACTATGAATGGGACTACGTATTCATTCGTGAAACACAAGTTGCTGATGTATTTGAGAAGGAGTGATTATGAAAGAAATTGACAAAGTAAAAGCCTACTGTGTCATCAATGAAGTGACAATGCAGCAAGTGTCTCAGTTTTATAGGCGTAAGGGAGATGCTGTACGGTGGATTGCTAAGAATTGCACTCCTTGGATTTCATCTGAGCATAATGCTACATGGTGTAAGTACGCTGTGGCAGAGTTTGCTTATAATTACCAGTATTATGTTATTGAATAGGAGAGAAGATGATTAAAAGTATTATGGAAGTAAGTTTGATTGACCACATGGGGAGTGATAGTTCCGTTGTACGTGCAGCTCGTGTGAGTTTTGCTGGAGATAATAAGGAGTTTGACGAACTGAAAGATGCAAAGCTCATTCGATATTTAGCAAAGCATGGACACATCTCTCCATTTCATCACACGTTTGTTACCGTGAAAGTGAAGGCTCCTATTTTTGTTTGTCGCCAATTAGTGAAACACAAGTTCATGCCTTGGAACGAAGAATCAAGACGTTATATCAATAACGAGCCTGAGTTTTACATTCCAACAGACTATCGCAAACCTGCTGAGAATGTTAAGCAAGGAAGCTCTGACGAACTTGTAACAAACACACGTCTGACAATTGGTTGGCAATTAGATGAAGATAAGAACCCTATTGCAAATGCTTTTGAATACCTACCTGAAACACCTGAGAGTGCTATTTATTGGCACTGTGTAAATTCGCTGCATCTGTACAATGATTTGATTGAATCTGGAGTATGTAACGAACAAGCACGTATGGTGTTGCCACAAAATATGATGGTGAACTACTATTGGTCTGGTACACTAAGTGCTTTTGCAGATATGCTTCGACTGCGATTAGATGGGCATACACAGAAAGAGTCACGAGAGGTTGCTAAGATGATTCGTGATTTAGTAGAGCCGTTATTCCCTGTATCATTACCAGCTTTATTAGGAGAACAAAATGTTTAGCGCAATAGCATCAATATTTGCAACAAAGAAAGCTCGTGAAGCAGAAGCTTTAGCTAAACTGAAAGAGGAACGTGAAGCTCGTAGAAAACGTGCAGACGAATTCTACAGAACTAACTCTACTAACACAATTGACACAACAACAATGAGTGCTGCTTATTGTATGTCTCAATATACTCCTTCGGAAAGTAGCTCTCGTAGCTGTTATTCTTCGGGTGATAGTTATAGTTCTAGTGATAGCAGTAACTCTTCTGGCGACAGTTCTTCTAGTTGTAGCAGCTCTGATTAAAATAGCTTGACAAGGCTCCTGACATACTCTACTATTGAGGTGTCGGGAATCGTGCTTTGTGAAGCACAAATTTACAGATAAGGAGAGAATATGACAGCTATTGAAATCATAAAACTGCTATACAAGAAGAATACGGAATATCAACTGGAGAATCATCAAGTACCGAGTATTCTTTACATCAGCAGAAATTTATGCGACACTCTACTTAATGAGTGCAACCATGTCACAGAAAACAATGGAGAGCTACAAATATATGGGCTTCCTATCATAGAGCTAGAGACACCAGATTGTATTTATTTTGGAGGGTGATATGGATAACAGGTACGGACTGGATGCACACTATTTCAAGAAGAAACTGGAAGCAATTATCAGAGATATAGAACACTATACACCTGCAGAGATGTATAATTCACTAAGCATGTTGCGAGAGGTTGCAATTAGTCAGTTACATAATGAGAATCGTGACAATCAAAAGGAGAATATTAATGAGTAATTTATACACAATTATTAAAGAGCTGCAGAATGCTTCTGGCTCAAATGCTAAGACAGCTATATTAGAAGCTAATAAGGACAATGAGCTGTTGAAGGCTTACTTGAAGGCAGTGTATGACCCTTCACTGTCTTACTACCAAACAAATGTGAAAACACATCCTGTCACATTGTGCTATTCATTTACGCAAGGAACAATTCAAGCTCTTGTAAAGACATTGGTACAGCGAGAGTTGACAGGAGACGCTGCTAAGAAGTGGCTTGATAATTTGATGAAGGCTTCTAACAAAGAAGCTCAGGAGTTGATACAGCTTCTCATCAAACGTTCTATCGGAGCTGGAGTTGGTGATACAATGATTTTGAAAGTGTTTCCTGATTTGTATTTTATTCCACCGTACCAAAGGTGCTCATTGATGGATGCTAAAGTGAAAGATCGTTTTAGTAAGCTTGATAGTTTCTTCGTACAAGAGAAGCTTGATGGCAGCTTCTGCTACCTTGTCAAAGAAGCTGGAAAGGCTCCAGAAGCGATTACACGAGCTGGTAGTAAGTATCCTCCAGAGTTTGCTGAAAAGCTTGCTGTAGGGCTTCCTGATGGGTTTGTAGTGGTTGGAGAATTGTTAGTGTATGGAGAAGCTGCTACATTATGTGTTCCTTTAGACCGTAAGACAGGTAATGGTATTTTGAATAGTGTTCTCAAGGGCGGTGAAGTAGGTGATAATTTAGGCTTCGAATTGACAGCTTGGGATTGTTTGACAGTGGCAGAATTTAAAGCTGGTAAATCAAATGTACCTTACACAGAACGTCTAGATACACTTGATGTTGTTATCGAATCTGCAAAGTATGTACAACCAGTGACAACTAATTATGTACAAACATTAGAAGAGGCTTATGAGATTTATTCTCGATATACAGCAGAAGGTAAAGAAGGTTGTGTAATTAAATCTAAAGATTTCCTCTGGCGCGATGGTACATCAAAAGATTGCATCAAGCTTAAAATTGAATTTGAAGTGGATTTGAAGGTGGTAGGTATGACAGAAGGTACAGGCAAGGCTTACGGCACAATGGGGAGTTTAACTTTATCTTCTAGTGATGGATTGATTGTTACAGATGTTGGTACAGGCTTCTCAGACAAGCAACGTAAAGATTGGTGGGAAACTTACGAAGAACATGAGATTCAAAATTACAACATCATCGTCACAGTAAAAGCCAATGACATCATCTCTAAGCGAGATAGTAAGATTGCTTCTCTATTCTTGCCAGTGTTTATTGAAGAGCGTCTTGACAAGACAGAAGCTGATAGTTATGTCCGTTGTGTTTACCAATTGCATTGTGCTAAGAATGGAGGTGTGGAGTGAAACACTTAACAGGTAACTTCTACTATTCACTACAAAATAATTCAATAGACATCTATGAGAAAGTTGAAGGAGTGTCGTGGCACAGATTCCAAGGAATTAGTTTTAAAGAACCTCATGACAGTTTTGGTAAGCTCTTGTACTCGTTAATTTATGATAAGGAGAACTTGTGAACAAACAAAAACTAATTAGCGCACTACAGAGTAGGTTATCTGTTAGAGGAGTTCTTATTAAGAGAGGTTGGAGTAATTTTGTCAGTAAGAGCTACTTGCATGATAAGGAAATGCTTAAGATTAGGACTCTCAAACTCTCTGCAGAACAGAAATTTGATAAGCAGCTTCTCAGACAACTCATAATTGATGAGCGAGAGTTGCGAGAGATTAGAAATTTGATGTATTGTGAGTATTGATAGGAGAAATTATGCACATGGTTTGGGGAAGTATTGAGTCGTATTGTTGGGCTTGTAATTTTAATTATCAAGAGTATGTAAGACATTACACTCGTATTCATCCTTACGGTACGCCCATGACAGAGGAGAGTTATGATGCGCATTATAAGGGTTGTGACTTTGTGTATTATTTGGATGTGGAGGAGTGATGGGATATTGGAAACAAAACAAAGGAGATGAGATGAGTGGAAGTAGTGAAAAGTATGAGCCAAAGGAAAGTTTGAAGGATGTAGAAAGCTACGGTGTAGTTGATATTCCTGAGCGTGGAATTCGCAAAGAGACACTACAACGATTTGGTGTTAAGGTTGCTGTATCACCTGAAGATGGTAAAACTCCTATTGCTGTGTATTTTCCTTCTTATAATCAGAAGGGTAAGGTTACAGGGTACAAGAAACAAGACCTTACAAAAGATAAGAGTGAGAAATATCACTGGAGTACCGTTGGAACGGTTAGTATCAGTAACAAGCTGTTTGGTCAGGAACAAAGTGAGAAAATACAACGAAAAAGAAATACGCTCGTCCTGACGGAAGGAGAGTACGATGCGATCAGTTGCTGGCAGTCAATGGTAGATCAAGTTAAAGGAACTAAGTTTGACGGATTAGAACCTTTTGTTTGCTCTATTCCGCTAGGAACAGCAAACAGCGTAGAAGCTGTCTTGCACAATCAAGAGTTTGTGTTGACTCATGACAGTTTGAACTTATTCTTCGATGATGATTATTGCACACCAGCAGAGAAACAAAAAGGGATAATGAAGGGTCACGAAGCTCGTGAAGCTGTAGCTAATGCTCTAGTTGGCTCAGGGATTGGGCTGTTCACAACGACAACTTCAGGTGACTTCAAAGATGCTTCTGATGTCCTGCAAGCAGGTAAAAGTGATGAATTAGCTAAGCTTGTGTCTTTTGGTAAACGAGCTTTTAGCTCTGAGAAAATTGCTCATGCAAGCAGCATTAGTTTTGAAGATATTATCACACCTCCACCAAAAGGTGTAATGATAAAAGCTTTTCCAGAATTAATGGAGAAAACCAAGGGTTTTAGGACTTCAGAATTGACCCTACTTACCAGTGGGAGTGGGGTCGGCAAATCTACTTTGACCTCTATCTTTGCTGCAGGGTTTATTGAAGAGGGGCATAAGACAGGGCTGATCTACTTAGAAGAGACGAAGACACAAACTCTACAACGGATGGTCGCTCATAAGCTGAAAGTTAATTACAACAAATTCAAACAAGAGCCGTTGTCTTGTGCATCTGAGGCAGAAATTCGTGAAGCTTATGATGATATTGTGAATAATGACATGGCTGTGTTCCTAGATCACTTTGGTAATCTTCCTGTAACTGAGTTGATGAGCAAAGTTAAGCACATGCACTTGGTTGAAAAATGTGATTTTATTATCATTGACCATTTAACTTTATGTAGCAGTGGTTCTGGTAAGGATGAAGACGAACGTAAAGTGTTAGATCACGTTATGACAGAACTTGCTGCTTTCTGTGCTTCTAATAAAGTAGGTATCATTGCCATCTCACATATTAATCGAGGTGGGTTTGGTGACAATAAGCCTCCTAAAGACGCAGATGAGAAGCCATACTGGATTAAGATTGATAAGAGTCACATGAGGGGTTCTGCAGCACTTGAGCAACTATCTTGGTTGATTCTTGGAGTAGAAAACCAAGTTATGCCTGATAGAAGTCGTGGAAATGTTCGTATCACAGTTTTGAAGAACAGGACTCACGGATTGCTTGGTGTTTGTGATGAATTCCGATTGAATCCTGACACATGGGCTGTTGAGCTGCAGAACCAAGACACAACAAGTTTCTAAAATATTCTTGACAGCTCATAAAACTATCTATACTATGTGAGCTGTCAACAACACAAAGGAGAACAAATGAAAACTAGCATCTTACAATCAATGCTTGCGAGAAATAAACGAGCTATCGAACTCTTAAACATAGAACGTGCAGAATTAAAAGTATGGCTACGAGAGATTAACCTTGATATTAAAAATTACGACTGCGGAAAACATCCATCTGGACACCTTATCGAATCTTTAAGGCGCAGGATATATGCATTAAAAAACCTTCAAAAGAACTCCAAGTCCCTCAAACAATTAGCAGAAATTCAGAAGGAAATTAAAATTGAGATTAAGAGGAATGACAGCAGAGATTCTTATTTATTGATGTTAGCTAAGAGAGGAGATTGATATGTACCACTTATTCAGAATCTCACAACTTATAAGCCTATTT